ACACTTCCGACTTCTACCATTTTTTCATCTCCATCATGACGTCTCTTGCTTTTTGGTTCATCTCGTTCTTTGCTGACATTGCTGATTTAATCATCTTTATGGCTTGCATGTCCGACTTCCTGCTCTTCCTGAATTGTGCTGGGCTTATACCATGGTCCCATGCGTTTGCCATGTCTTGGTAAAATAAAACTCCCTGCGTCATTTCGACCTGGTCATCTTCCTGGGTCTCGAGTATAAGCCTTGCTAGTTTTTTGGTTCTTCTGGGTTGTCTATCTTTCTTATCTCTTTTATAATTTGAGAGAAAATAAAAGGCTTTAACTTTTTGAAAACTAGGATCCTTTGTTCTTTGTCAAGTTCTTCCCATTCCTTATTGACTCCAGTTATTTTTTGCAGTTCTTCTTTTTCCCAAGGGACCATCTTAATAAGCCGCAGTTTGCACTCGTTGAGCTTCCCTAGGTTTTCTTTCCTCATTAATACTGTATCGCCGTTCTCCTTCTTCACAGGAATGGTATCTATGTAATCCTCTAGCCAATCGTTCTCTTCGCCTGCTGTTATTGGTTTATATGAAAACTTCATCCCATCGATTGTGAAATCGACAAGCTCTTCTGAAACAAAACACTCTTTCATAGTTGATTCCCCCTTTTAGTATGTACTTATGCTATCTGTTGCTACCAAACTGCTGGGGAATGTGTCGGACCATACTATCTCCGTCATGTTAATCCCTGGCATATTGGTTGGGCAAGGTACGCTCTTCATTATGAAGTTTGCGTATGTGAAGTCGATGTCGTCATTGGCTCCTCTAATAAACTCCATCTTGGTGTTGCTTATTGCTGCTGCAGTATCATTCGCATCGTCGTATGTACTGTCTTTGGTGTTTACACTTAAACGCCCATTAATTCTGAATACGCCTGGGATTGGTTCTCCCATCTTCTGGTCAAGTGTTGCATTTGCGTATCTGCTTTCCTCTGGGTTCACACCGTTATCGATGTTTATATCTGCATTGTTGACTTCAGTGATTTCGTTGTTGTCAAGCGTAAATTTAAAATGCCTGAACTGAAACGGTGAAGCTGTTATTGCTGAAATGCTTGTGACTGTTGTCCCTAGTGTCCAATCTTGTGCGATGCATTGCGCTGTTACCTTGATAAATCCTTCTCCTGATTGTCCTGTTGGTTTCTTGATTGAAATATTTAAAGAAGTTATGATGCACCCCTTTGCTGTTATAACATGGTTTGCTGCTGATCGTCTCTTTGCCCATTGAAGTGTGAAACTCTGTATCGTGTTCGCTAGTGTGAATGTGTGCGTGTATGCTGGTCCTCCTGCGTCCGCAACTCCTAGTCCTACGTATTGCAGAAATTTCCAATTCACTGGTGTGAATTCCATTGTGAATTTTGCTGTTTTATGACTTGTCTCAAAGCTTTCTACTGCTCTGGTGTCTGCTCCTGCACTGAGTACTTCTTGCCATGCGTAGTTGAAGTCTGGACTTGATACTTTCGCATTTAGTCCTAGGATGTCTGTTGGTGTGACTCCTGTTCCGTAAGCTGTCTCTTTTCCTAGTGAGATTTGTTCTCTTTTCCCTAATTGATATTCATTAAATGTAATTTGAATCACCTCTTGTTTTTTCCAAACTTTCCGTCAGGAAAATGTATTTTTGAATGGCACTTATCACATAATGCTAGGAGATTATTTTTCTTATTATTTTTCCTATTTAAACATTTCCGAGGTTGATTCCTCGTATATCGAACTCAATTACCTTATGGTGGCACTGTAGTTCGTCATTAAATGGGAGGTCTTTTGGTTCTCCTAGTCCATCGAATCCATATAATGCTGGGAATAAATCGCTTTCATTATTTGCGAATGCGTTCTTTACTTGGTATGCCAAATAGTTTGCAAGTTTTTCCCCTGCGTACTTGTGGCTGTCGATTGTAAATATTTGACTGGTTGAGGATGGTTTTGTCCAGACGTCTACTTGAATTCGTAGGACTCCTTCAATTGGTGCATTGTATTGCCCTAGTCTGTTCCCTGGTCCTGATAGAACTTTTATATTTATTCTTGGGAAAGCACTATTATTTAGTCTCTCTTGTGGCTTATCGTCATAAATCCAGTTTGTGGATCCTTCCTTAAATGTGACATCCACTTCCTGTCCGATTGTTAGCCCTGTAAAAAATATAATTTTTTGTAGTTCGAAGTCTATTCTATAATCCACCCATTTATCTTTGCTTACTGAGTCCACTTGAACGTCGGTTATGCATGCCACTTTTGTTCCTGTGGTTGCTGTGAGTGAGAAGTCTGTTTGTCCTGCTGTTGCTGTGAACGAATTACTATTTGAGGCTTCTGCCCTTGCTCTTGGGTCAGTAGTCCTATGTCTGAGAAAATCTACAAGTATCCACTTTGGGTCAATGTATGTCATCCTCTTGGATTGGTTGCCTCTTGGCTTTAAAAAACCCAGTCCCCCCGAAGGGGAAAAGGGCGATCTGCATGGAAAGACGGTTAGTTTTCCAATTTAAAAATAATCTTGTGAGTTTTTAAACTTTTTTATGGTCTGCCCATGAATCGATTAATGTATATTGGTAGCCATTTATCTTTCATTAGCATGTAAGCTGGCCTCATAAAGGGATGAGCATCCGTTCCTTCTTTGGCGATTTTCTTTGCAACTACCCAAGCTGCATTTTCGTCTCCGAGCTTACGTCTTGCCCACCCTTTAAGAGGCTCTATGGGGGGGTGATGAGGAGCTGTTCCGTATTCAAGATGAACTCCATATTTTACTCCGTCGGTAAGTAGGTATTCTGTTTGGTCTGCCAACATTGGGTATATCTTTATGCTGTTCTTAAGTTCCCCTCGGTCTACGGATACATTGTCAACTGCTATTTCCCTTCCTTTTAGCATTGTATAGAATAAAGCTTTGCTGGCTTTTGCTACTATTTCTTCTTCGCCATAAATGTCTACTTCTGATGAGAATCTTAAGTTCATACTTCTGAGCCTGCCATATCAATGTTTTTAAGATCCAAAACAATAAAGGCAGTGTAATTATTAAGAGCGCTCACTCTTCGCTCTCCGATTATTTTTTCTATTCGCCAAATGGTTCCGTCTCTATCTGTGAGGAGTTCTCCTTCTGCGGGTTCCCAAGCGGTTTCTTCAAAGCAGTATTTCTTCTTAAAGAATCCCTTAATGTTTCCTGCGACTGATAGTCCCATCTCATTAATTTTAAGATCCTTTCTTGTTATGTCCTGCACGATTCCATTTGCTTTGTGGGGTGTTGCTGTTTCTGCTGTGATGTCCCCCATGCAGTCTGTGGTTTTTGTCAATGTGTTTATGGTGAACCATTGTCCCCACTCCTGGAGTATCTCGTCCACGTCACTATGAACGTCCTCTGGGAATGCGTCCACTCCTATTAAGGTGTTGTCGCTCCCGTAATCTCCGTCAAAGTGTCCATCGTCAAAATATGCTTCGTCGAATCGTGTTACTCGGAGAGCCATTTAGTCACCTGCTCTTAAACTTGTATTTGTATAAAACGCTATTGAGCAACTGTTTGGCATATAAAGGCTACTGACCATTAAGTCCTTTTCTGCTATTGCTTGTCCGCTTCCTGTCAATGTTAAATCAAATCCGCCTGTTGTGCTGTCTGTGATTGTACAATCGCAAGGGATTTCATTATCTTCTCCGCTGATTATCTTGCAGGGGTTGTAGTTAATACTCAGACACCCGCTAGTGCTTGTTGCGTCCGTTGTTCCTGCTATTGCCATATATATACATTGTTCGCCATTTACTAGCTCTAAACTTGCTGGTAGAGTGCATGTATGGGTTGTCGTGTCTGTTGTCGCACATTTTGCTCCTGCGTCTGCTCCCACTGCTGCAGTGTAGTTTAAATTAGAAGTTGTTATGCTTACATTTGAAGCGACTGCTATATTCACTGTGATTGTTGGGGTGTTGTCTTTTGTATATACATAATTACTATACCCATTTCTCCACTCAGTACTATTCAAGTAAGCTGAATCAACTATCCAGGTAGTATTGTCAAAGTAAGGTGATGATGCTTCTTCAAATTCAATAGTCCAATTCTGGATACCTTGCAAGTTTGTAGTAAAATTACCATTATTAGCATCTGGACTAAATGAATTAATAATTTTTTGATACGTAGATTCGTATGGATAACTTACTAAACCATCTAATTCATATCTTCTATCAGATCCCTTATAAGTCCCAATATAATAATTCCCTGCTGCTTGGAATACAGTACAATTAAAATCGGACCATATTACAGTAGATGCTCCACTCCATGATGCTTCACACTGAACTCTACCACCATCATCTAAAATCTGGGCATGAGTGTCACCAAATGAGCTAATTTGATTTGATAAGGCAGTAATACTAGACAATTTCCAAGTGGTATTAATACTAACATATGCCCCTGTTATACCTGTATAACTACCACTACTTGTTACAGTCTTAACAAATGTTTCAGGAGAAGCTTCAAACCCAGCATGAACTACTGGTAATAATAATAATAATAATAATAATAATAATTGTTTCATGGTTCCACCCTTAATGAACTTTTAAGACTTAATGATTTTGTTAGATTAACACATTCACAATTATCTTCACCTGAACGACAAACAGTTCTAAACTCTGGAGCTCTACTCTTTAAATTATTTCCACCACTAGACAACTCCCATTTACATAATACATCATCAGTACGAAGGTAAGCTAACTCCCTTGAAGAGTATTTAAGTTCAATAGTATCTTTTTTCACACCAACTTCTTCACATACTTCTTTAGTAACATTTTCTAAATTGTTGATTACGTAACTTGCATTAATTAATGCGCAAGAGGGGTTATAACAAGACGCATTACCAACCATACAGTGCCCATCTATACTATTACAATCATACACTTCTTTTTCTTCTTGACTAAAGATGTATTCTTTGCTAGTTACATTCTTACATTCCAATACCATTTCGTATGCATTTACTCCCTCTGATGGGAGGAATCTTGGGTCTACGTAATCTGATTCTATTTGATGGGGGATTCCTTTGCTATCAAAACCAAATCCCCATTTAATATTGTCTGCAGGATTGTTCTTAAGTACCTTTGCTCTTATCTCGTAGGATTTGTTTGCCCTATAAACGACTGAGAATGTGTTTAGTTTGATGCCTGCCTTTCCTCCACACCATGTTCCTGTGCAACCTCTGGACATGGGTATGGTTCTCCACCCTTGTCCCCATGACCGTTGTATTTCCCATGACTTTACTGCTGGGCTAAAATCAAACATTGTTTCTCTTCCCCAAGGATCATAGTCTACAGGATAAACAAAAAGGTCTTCGTCTCCTACTGTGAAGTTGAGATATGCGTAACATGGGTC